AGGAGTTTTTGGCCGATTTGCGCGAAGATGAGCTTGAAGCACGTCTGCACGCACGTTTTCTGCATCTGGCCGGTCTCGTCTACAAAACCTGGGAACCTCGCCCGCCATATTGGATCGACCCGTACGAAATCCCCGACAGCTGGCCACGGGTGCAATTTGTCGATCCGCACGGACGCAAGCCGCTTGCCCTCATGTGGGCAGCCGTATCGCCGGAGAACCAACTCGTCGTGTACCGCTCCGTGTTCAAACGTGAGTTGCGCACGGTGGCGCAGGCGGCTTCGTACATCAAGCATGTAGAAGGTTGGGGCGAGAACGACATCGCTCCGCCAGTCGAAGCAGAAAACGTGGTGCTGCGCATCATCGACTGGTCGGCTGAAGAAGAAGAACGTACATCCGGCACCTCTATTCGCACCAAATTTGCCGAACACAACCTGTTCTACGTCAAAGCGAAGAAGCACAACTCCGCGTACGGCTACGACGCTATCCACGAAGCTCTGCGGATGCCGGACTACGAATGGTCGCAGCCGGGTCTGGTGGTGTTCAACACCTGTCACGATGTGAAGCAGAACTTCATGAACTTCTGCTACGACGAGCACCAGTCGTCGCGGCAACGCGACATCAAGGGCGAGAAAGAGTCGTATGTGAAGAACAACGACGATTTCATCGATCTGATCCGTTATTACTACCAGCACCGGCTCACGTACAACATGCTTGCTCGCGAATCGCGCAAGATGTACGATGCACGCGACAAGTGGGAAGAGAAGCAGCTGGAGTCGGCTGGTAACTCGTTGTTCAAGCGTCCCGGCGTACATACCGGGTACGGCGCAGGAGGATACTGATGGCTGATGACCTCAAGTTCACGGCCAGAGTGCGCGTGTGGCTGGAGAAGAACGAATCGACGATCGTCAACCAGGAATACCTGACTGAGGATCAGACGTTCACCGAGCTCACGAATCAGCGTGTAGTCATCGCGGTCACATCTTCTACGACAGCTGGTCTGGTCCAGGAAATCGATTTGGGCGGCGTCGATACCGGATACGGCCTGTTCGTGGAATGTGACCGCTCAATCTTCGTCGGTGTGGACGACAGCACCAATCTCATCTCTATCGGTGACAATGGTTCGATGTTCCTCACCGGCAGCTTTACGCACGTATATGTGCGGAATGACAGCACTACGTATCAGGCCACAGCTACGGTGCTGGTGTTCGACAGGAGCACGTCGTGATCGACATCACACAGGAATTCTCAGAGAAACGCGGTGCGGCACTGACCGAGTTGATCGAGAACGACATGCTCGACCACATGCCGCGCTACGATCGTGTGCGCGAGAATCGCGAACTGTACCACGGCACGGCCACGTCCATGATGCCGCTGCCGTGGGATGGTGCCAGCAACATCCATCTGCCGATTCTGATGGAGAAGGTCGAAACGCTGGTGCCGATGCTGCAATCTGCGTTCTGGGGTGTCGATCCCATCGTGAACGTGGAACGAGCCCCCGAGGAGTACTACGCGGAACAGACGCAAGACATTGAAACTTACATGAACTTCGTCATCCGCAAGGACATCCCCAACATCTACGAGACCTTCGAATCCTGGTTCCGCAGCATCGGACTGGACGGCATGGGCCACATCTGGCCGCGTTGGAAGCGTACAACGCGCATGGTGTCGGAGGTCCATCGCATCAAGCGGCTTTACGACAAAGACGAACAGCAAGGGCAAGGCCGTATGCGCGCACCTGAGGCGCGCGAGAAGCGTGTCACCGAGTTGTTGGCGGACCTGTTCGGTGAGCCCAGCGCGCATACGGGCCTTGTCGATGCACGCCCGCTTGATGGCCCCAAAGATCCAACTGACGAGGAATTGGCACAGATGGAGGCCAATCCCTTCGACACGCGCTGGCTGGTACGTTTCACGGAGGATCGCATCCTGTACGTCGGGTATGTCGAGTTCCAGCCAGCGCGCCACCTTGACGAGATCGAAGTGCGCGTGCGTCGACGCATCATCGAACGCGAAGGCGTGGAGTTGTCGTGTGTGGAGTACGACAACCTCGTGTTGCCGTTCCGCGCACGTGACGTTCAGACAGCCGATCGTGTGGCTATGCGGTACTGGCTGACGATCGATGAGGTCGAGGAGAAGTACGAGTCCGGCGAGTGGCAGTTGACGCCGGAGGAGATGGAGATGTTGCGCGGGTTCGGCAGCCGCGAAGACGATTCATCGCATCATGATCCTGGTCTGCAGGACCAGAAGGACACACACACTGGTACGCGCAATGTGACGCAAGCCGAGAAGAAGGTGACGCTGCCTGAGGGCTACCGGGAGTACAACAAGAACAAGATTCAAGTGTTCTACGTCTGCTTGCGGGACGCACCAGAGGAAGGCGGCGAACGCTGTGAAGTCATCTACCAGATCGTACACCCGTTGCGCCGAATTGTGCGGGCCGATTATCTGGACGAGCTCTATCCTCATGGAAGACGCCCCTTCATTAGCGCACGATATATCCCAGTATCTGATCGAGCGTATGGTCTGGGATTGGGTGATCAACTGGCAGCCATCAACCTGGAATGCAACACGATCATCAACTACGTGAACAACACGCAGGAGTTGATTACCAACCCGTTCTTCTTCTACGAGCCCAGTGCGATGTCGAACGACGCCAAGGGGCTTGAGGGCATTGTGCCGGGCCAGGGCGTCCCGGTGATGAACGTGCAGGGAATTCTGTTCCCGCAGTTGCCGCAGCAGCCTGAGCGGAACATGGAGGTGATGACCAGCCTGCTGATGTTCGGCGACCGGCTGACCATCACGCCGATGCACGGTGGTTCGACGCAGATGAAGAATGCGCCGCGTACGGCACGCGGCACTGGCATGCTGCTGGGCGAGGCGCATGTCAAGGTCGACATGCTCATCACGCGCCTGCAGCTGGGTCCGTGGACGGAGCTCATGGAGCAGGTGCATGGTTTGCATCAGGTGTTTGCTCCGGACGAGAAGTGGTTCTACGTCACGCGCGAGACCAACCGGGTGCCAGTGCGGCTGTCGCGCAAGATGCTGCGCGGTCGCTACGAGTTCTACTTCAAGGGCAACACGGCGAACACGAACCGCTCTATGCTCCAGCAGCAGGCGCAGGTGCGCTATGCCACGCTGATGGTCAATCCGGATTACGCGACCGATCCCAATGCGCGGCGCGAGTTGACGAAGGACTTCCTCAAGTACTGGGGTGACGGGGCTGACCCTGATCGGTTGTTGCCAGCTAAGCCGGGCGAGGGATCGTACCAGCATCCGCCCATGTCGCAGAAGGACGAGAACCAAGTCATGCTGCAGGGTGTGCCGGTTGCGGTGCTGCCGACTGATGAGGATGCCGTGCATCTGGCGGACATGGACGCGTTCGAACGCACGCAGGCGTTTGAGATGATGCCGCAGCACGCAGTCGGATTGTACGCATCGCACAAGGCGGCGCACCAGGAGCAGCTGCGGCAGAAGATGCAGCAGCAGCGCATGAACGTCAGCCCAGGTCAGGGCAACAACGTGCCTATCCAGACCGCAGAGCCTGGAGCCGACACCAACATGATGGAAGGTGGGCTGCAGCGATGATCTGGGCGTTCTTGGGCGGCATGTTTGTCGGTAGCGTGCTGACGGTGCTCGGCAGCGTGATGGTTGTCAGCGGCAGATCAGACAAGGATTGGTGGGAATGATGAAATTCCCGGAGCTTAGCCAGCATCCCGAATACCGAGAATTGTTGGCGTACGTCGGTCGTTTGGTTGACAGTGCGCGTGATACTGTGGTAATTGAATCTCAGCGCGGCGATTTGATTGACATCAAGTACGCTGCCGGACGACACGCTGCGTTGTACGACATTCTCAATTCGTTGCGAGGAGACGAACATGGCGTGTAAGAAGGGAAAGCCCAAGGGCAAGCCCATGGGCACGAAGAAGAAGTAACCACTCCATTCGCGGCCCGGCGTCAAGGGCAGGAGTAGCATGGAAGCCAACATCAACCCCGCTCTGACACAGAGCGCACAGGACGTACCGCCGGACTCGTCCTCCGGACAAGGTGGGCAGCCGACCGGTGAGCCTCAGTCTGCCAGTACTCCCGCTCCGGATGCGGGTCAGGGCGCTTCAAGCGGCCAGTCCGGTGATGCAGACTCGGGTCAGTCGAAGGAGCCACGGACACCTGACAATGTGCGGGGCGAGCTACTGCGCAAGATGGACCAACGGGACCAGCAGCTTGCGGAGAGACTCGCACGGTTGGAAGGGATGATGCAGCAGGCAGCGCAGGCTGCACCCCCCGCGAAGCCCGAGACTTCTGCGCAGCCGACACGGGTGGAGGACATGACTTCTCAGCAGCTGGAGGCGTTACGCCCTCAGGTGCCGGAGGACAAGCGTCCTGAGCTCGACCGGCTGATCCAGCAACGACGTGTCGACGAGCAGGTCGCAATGCGTGTAGATGCGAGACTGGCTGACCAGAGTCGCCAGCAGATGCGCATCGAGGCAAACAAGACGGCCTACGGTCGGTGGCCGGAGTTGCGGGATCCCGGAAGCCAACTCTACCAGGTGACGAACCAAGTACTCAACGAACGTGGCAGCACGGTGAACAACGACCCGCGAGCTTTGCTCGACGCAGCCAACGAGGCAGGAATGCGTCTTGGGCTGCATGCCAAGTCTGTTGAACGTGTGTACGGTGCGGTCGATGTTCCGTCCGGATCAGCGCCGGTGAACACTGGGGGTTCATCGCGCATGAGCAAGGACGAAGCAGCACAGATCGCGCAGCGACTGCAGAACGCGCTTCCAGGTGGAAAGAAGTTCAACCTGGATCGTGCCGCTGAGTTGCACAACCAGTACGTTGAGAACAAGGATCTCTACATCAAGTAGGTGGTGAGCCATGCCTAGTCTGGCACAACAGAAGCAGAAGCTGGAGACCGAGAAGGCCGAGTTGGAGCGCAAGCTGGCCGAGGCGGAGGAGCGCGAGCAAGCTGCTCTTCGGGAAATCGAAGACATGGAAGCACGCGCTGAGAACGCCGAAGCTGAACTCAAGGCCAAGACCAAGAAGATGGTCACCCACTCGGCACCAGCAGGCAACGCGCCGGTGCACGAGCAGTCGCAGCCTGAGCCGCAGCTGCTCTACGATCCCTTCGATTCCAAGAACCCGCACAAGATTGTGAAGCACCCCCCTGGCGTGAGGCTGGGGTGGAAGAATCCCACGTACCGGGAGAATCATCGTGGGTGGCGCGGCTGGATTCCCGTCAAGTACGATAGCGATATCGGGCGGAATCTGAAGTCGTACCTCCTCGACCCCCCGCGTAAGATGGCGCATCAGGACGATGACATGGTGCGCCGTGGTGATGCGATCTTGTGTTCGCTTCCTGAGGAGATGTGGCAGGCACGTCAGGCGGAGCGCGTTTCGCGTGCGAACCGCCAGCGGTCGGCTCATTCGCAGGATCTGCGGGCCGACAGTGCTTCCGAGCCTGCTTCGGGTCGTGACGCCAACAGCGTAGGGGGCCGCACGATGACCTCCTAGTAGGAGGTTTGACCGTGGCTTACGACAACAGCAATAGGGGACTGCGCGGGCTCAGCCCGGTGTCCAGCGGCAAGGCTGGCACTGCCCCTCGCGTGCGAGAGTACGCGATCAACACGACCAATGCCGCATTGGTTGCAGAGGGGTGCCTGCTGTCTTACGACGGCACTACGGGCGTCATTCTGCAGGCTTCGGTGACCACTGGTCGGCCCCACACGCTTGGTGTGGCGGCCAATACTCCGGCCACCGGCGATAGCGTCGTCAAGGTGTTCGACGATCCCGATCAGGAATACGTCGTGCCCATCGATGGCACCATCACCACCACGGTGATCGCCAACATGCCCGGCCTGTTCACCGGCGTGGTGAGCAACACGCGCAATGCGACGACGCTGCGCGCCAAGACGCGTCTGGACATCTCGGCGGTCACGTCGGCTGCTCTGGTGACCCAGGGCGATCTGATCCAGATCATCCGGATGGAAGACATTGTTGGCCAGACCAACAGTGGCACCAATCCGACGTCTCTCAACGCGCAGGTGCGAGTGCGGATTGCTCCGCATGCCCACATCTACGCCAGCAGTGCGCAGCTGCGCAACACTTAGGAGGTGAGTCATGGCTCTCGGAGGTAACCCGATGTTCCGGGCACAGTACGCCGATCTGTTCCTCAGTCGGCTCCCGTTCATCGATGAGATTCTGTTCGAGCAGTTCGATGCGCCGTCGCTCACCTACCCTCAGGTGTTCCACGTGCGGAACTCGACTCGTGCGTTCGAAAACGTGACCGGTATCACCGGATTCGGCACGTTCTCGTCCAAGAGCGAGGGCGATGTGGTCGACTACGACAAGCTGCTGCAGGGGTTCGACACGCGCTTCGTGCACACTACGTACGCGAAGGGCTCGCAGATCTCCATGGAAGCGGCGGACGACGACATCGATGGTGCAATCACCAACATCATGCCGCCTCTGGCGCGCTCGGCTCGTTCCTCGATCGAGATCACGATCTGGAACGTCATCAACAACGGATTCGGCACCACCACCACTCCGGATGGTCAGGCGCTGTACTCCGATTCGCACGTGCTCGTCGGTGGCGGCACGTACGACAACCTCGTCAGCGGCGACCTTTCGATCGCCAACCTGGAAACGGCGCTCAACATGTTCGATGACATGGTGGACGACCGTGGCCTGCCGATCGAGAACTCGGCTGCGATGATCGTGTTCCCCACCGATTTGCGGTGGTTGGTGCACGAGATCCTGAAGTCGGACTTGCGGTCTGACACGGCCAACAACGCCACGAACGCCTTCAATCAGGTCGGCCTGGGCACCGTGATGTCGAAGTACCTCACGGGTCCGGACGACTGGTTCCTGTTCTCTGCTCCGGCGGATCACAGGGTGATGGTGTACTGGCGTATGGAGCCGATGTCCGATCACACCATCGACTTCGACACTGGCAACTACAAGACGAAGATGACCTACCGTCTCTCCACCGGCGCTGCCGACTGGAGGAACACGGTGGGTGGTCAGGGTGCGTAACCAGGGAGGTTCGACATGAGTCTCACCCGGTTTTACGATCGCCAGACTGGCGTTGACGGGCCTGTGTCCGGCGCACTGGTAGTGCTGCCGGTCACTGTGGCTGCTTCCGGGGCAACCACCCCGGAGTACGTCGTCAACCTTCCTGCTGGCATGAGCTTTCAGGTCACTGATGTGCTCATGTCGGCTGCGGTCGTCACTGCTACCCCCACGATTGGCATCGGTGATACCGCCAGTGCGACGGCCATCGTCAATACGACGACGTTCTCGTCCACTGCGGCGGCTCTCACGGTTGCCGATGGTGCGGTGGCTGCCGGTGACATCATCAAGATCACCATCACGTCCACTGCGAGTGACCGGCTCCGTGAGGGCAACGTCACCATCGTGGGCTACGT